AACAAAGGGAAGATAAAAGTCGATAAGAAGAACGCAATCGCATTTGGATTATATGAGTACCCAAAAACAATACGCAAAGCGTGGAAACAATTTAAAATGGAATTATGGCTGAAGAAGTAAGGCTCGACTTAGTTGCCAATGATAAGGCAAGTAAAGAGATAAAGAAAACAACTGAAGGTATAAAAGATGCAAAAGAGGAACAAGGGTTATTTGCAGACCAAACTAATAGGCTAAAGACATCGTTTAAATCATTAAAGGGTGGTGTAGGTAAAGCGGTTAAATCTTTTAAAACTTTAAAGGGTGCAATAATTTCTACTGGTATAGGTGTCTTGGTTATTGCTTTCGGTACTCTTATAACTTACTTTTCAAAATCAAAAGAGGGAAGTGAGAAGTTAGATGCGATCATGTCAGGTCTAGGTGCTACGGTTACTGTATTAACTGATAGAATTATAGGCTTCGGAAAGGGTGTGCTTGCCTTTTTTAAGGGTGATTTTAGCGGTGGGCTAGAAGCTATTAAAGATTCTGTTAGTGGGATAGGTGATGAGATATTAAAAGAAAGCACTAAAGCCTTTAAACTTACGGAGAGGTTGCAAGACATCGCAGATGCCGAAAGAGATTTAGCAGTAGCAAGAGCAGAGAATTTACTTGAGGTTAAGAAGTTAGATGCTATTGTTGATGATATTACAAAAAGTGAGCAAGATAGAATTGATGCAGCACAGAAAGCTCAAGACTTACTTAATGAAAACGCTGACAATGAGCAAAACTTATTAAAAGAAAAACTCGCTATCTTACAAGAGTTAGATGCTCAAGGCGATTCGAGTGCTGAAGATTTACAAGAGATTGCAGATTTACAAGTTAAAATTGCGGAGAGCGATGCTCAACGAGTTGATATGGCTAGAGCATTTAATAATAAACTAAATGCAATATCAGAAGGTAGAAGAGCAAAGGAAGAGGCGGCAAGACTTAAAGCGATAGAAGATGAGCGTAGGGCAAATGAAGAAAAATTAAAACTAGAAGAACAAAGAGAAACATCAATAGATGCTATTACAGATAAATTTAAACTTAAAAGAGAGGAGACAGAGTTAGAGGCTATTGAAACTGAAAAGCAAAAGCAGTTAGCCGAACTTGAAAGGTTAAATGCAACAGAAGAACAGAAGGCTAGTGTTAGAGAGTTTTTTGCACAAAAGACACTAGGTGTATTGACAGAACAAGCGGAAAAGGAAAAGGCTTTAGATAAGGCAAAGGTTCAAGCAACTATTGATACTAATAATGAAACTTTAGCAGCCGTTGGTGGTTTAGCAGGTTCACTTGGTAAGTTAGCAGGAGATAGTAAAGGTTTAGCAGTTGCAGAAGCAACAATCTCTACTTATTTAGGTGCAACTAAAGCTCTAGCTGCTGGAGCAGGTACTCCTATTGGTTATATTAATGCCGCTGCTATTATTGCTACGGGTTTAGCTAATGTGAAAACTATATTAAGCACAGATGTAGGTGATGGTGGTGGTGGTTCTGTTCCTTCAGGAGTTAGTTCTGTAGGTGGTAATATTGCTGCTTCGATTCCTGCTGCAACTGGTTTAGGAGATGTAGTTGATAGTATTAACGGACAAGCAAATCAGCCAGTAGAAGCGTTTGTAATTGCTCAAAATGTAACGGATAGCCAAGAGGCTCAATCATATATTAATAATCAAAGAACATTATAAAATGAAGGTAGTAGAATTTGTTATAAACGACAACGAAGATTTCGGTGTTTACGCTATTAGCTTAGTAGAGCAGCCTGCGATAGAGGAGGACTTTATGTATTTCTCAAAAGCAAAAGAGAAGTTTGCGACTATAGACAACGATGAGCGAATTGTTATGGGTGCGGTTATGATTCCCGATATGGAGATATTGAGGGTGGATAATAACGGAGAGAAGTACAAATGTTGGTTCTCTAAGGAAACAGTTAAAGAGATTGCTCAGAGATATATGCAACAATCAAAGCATCAATCTACAACGATAGACCATGCGAGAACGGTGCAAGGCATCACAACTATAGAAACGTGGATTGTTGCGGATAGCCAAAAAGATAAGACTCAAGCCTTTGGGCTAGAATATCCTATTGGAACATGGGTTGCTTGTATGAAGATAGACAATGAAGAGGTGTGGCAAAACTACGTAAAAGAGGGCGTTGTAAAAGGCTTTTCAGTAGAGGGTAACTTCGGAGAGGCTAACACCGAAATAAGCGAAGAGGAAAGCCTAGAGGCTATTAGACAAATCATTAGAGATGGTGAATTTAAAACAAAGTAGTAAAATAACTATTTATAAATATAAATTATAAAGATGGAAACACTAAACAAAATTAAAGTCTTGCTCGGAATGGATCAGGAAGTAACTAAGGAAGAGCTTTCAGAAGCTACCGAACAAATGAAGTTTGAAGACATCGCTTTAGAAGATGGTACTATTGTAAGTGCTGATGCTTTAGAAGTTGGTGCTGCGGTCTTTATTATGGTAGAAGAAGAGAAACAACCTTTGCCAGTAGGCGAATATGCTTTAGCTGATGGATCACTTTTAGTAGTAGCAGAAGAAGGTATTATTGCTGAAATTAAAGCAGCAGAGGAAGAGGTAAAAGAAGAAGAAGCACCTGCGGAAGAAATGCAAGAGGCTGACAATTCAAAAGATGCTCTAGTAGAAGCTATCGGGGTACTTGAAAACTTAGTGCAAGAGTTTGCGACTATCAAAACTGAATTTAATACTTTGAAAGAGAAGTACGAATCAGTACAAGAGGAAGCAAAAGAACTTGAAACTAAAGTAGAAGAGTTCGAGAAAGTAGGCGAAGAGATCAAACCAAGTCCTGAAGGTAATTTTAACAAGGTAGAGTTATCACCTTTAGAATTTTCGAGATTAACTTCACAACAAAAGGTTCAATATAACATTAACAAATCTAAATAAAAGATAATGGCAGATTCATTAACGAAATTATACGTAGGCGAAGAGGCTGCGGGTTTCATTTCAGCATCACTTCTAAGTGGTGAAACATTAGCAAAAGGTAACATCACAGTATTGCCTAATGTAACATTCAAAGTAAATTTAAAGAACTTTGATTTATCAGCATCGTCAGTAAAAGATGCGACTTGCGACTTTACAGATGCAGGTGATGTTACTTACGTAGAGAAAGCGTTAGCACCTGAGAACTTCGGGTTGAATAAAGAGCTTTGTAAAAAAGATTGGCTTTCTACTTACGCAGGTGCTACAATGAGAGCAGGTGTGGATGGTACTTTACCAGCTAACTTTCAAGAGTATATCATCGGTCATGCAGGTGCTTTAGTAGGGCAACAAGTTGAAAAATCAATTTGGGCAGGTGCTACTTCAACAAATGGTCAGTTTGATGGATTCCAAGTACAACTAGCAGCAGATTCAGATGTTGTTGATGTAACTGGTACTACTCTATCAGCAGCTAACATCATCGCAGAACTTGGAAAAGTAAGAGATGCTATCTTAGACGCTAACTATGGGCAAGAAGATTTAGCTATTTATGTAGGTACGGCAGCAATGAAGTTTTATGTATCAGCTCAGGCAGCTCTAGGTTACCAAGATCAATTCCACGTAGGAGTAACAGAGGCTAACTTTGAGGGAACTAAATTAATCTTAGCATCGGGAATGAGTGCTAACAAAATGATTGCAGCTCGCAAATCTAACTTATTCTTTGCGACTGACTTAGCTTCAGATATGGCAGAGGTTAAAGTTATCGACATGACTGAGAACGATGGCTCTGACAATGTTCGCTTAGTTATGAAGTGGAACGCAGGTGTAGGTTACGCAAACGGTTCTGACATCGTTTATTACGCATAATAATTAATAATTGAGTAGGGGTGTAAAAACCTCTACTTTTTAAAATACTTAAAAATATGGCTTGTTTACTAGCAAATGGTAGAGCATTAGAATGTCGTGAGAGCATTGGAGGTATTAGAAATATCTACTTTGTAAACCACAACGACATGGGTGCTTATACTATTGATGCAGATGGCGAGTTAGATGATTTAGGTGCAACGAGTTCAGCGTACAAATACGAGTTAAATCCACAAGGATCAGATTTTGATGAGGCTATCACAGTATCAGAGGAAAACGGAACGGTATTTTATGAGCAAACAATTAATCTAGCACTACCTAATTTATCTAAAGACGCATTAAAAAACTTAAAAATACTTGCTCAGGGAAGGTTTCAAATCTTTATTGAGGACAATAATATAAACGAAGCTACTGGTTTCGGTGATTTATATTTAGCAGGTGCTTATAATGGTGTAACTGTTACGGGTGGGAACATCGGTAGAGGTAAAGCCTTTGGTGATATGAGTGGTTATAACTTAGCTTTAGTAGGTAGAGAGCAACGTGCTGCTTTATCTGTTGCACCGAGTTCAGCAGTTGCAGATGGTGTCTTCGGAGGACTTACAACATCAGGAAATAGACCTTCGATTGTAACTTCGTAATATTATAATTCTATACATTAAAGCCTCCCAAATTGGGGGGTTTTTTTATTTTAAAACAATTTAGTTTAATTTCTATTTATATATATAACTTAAACACAAAGAAATGCCAACGAATTTAATAGTAAGACAAGGAACAACGGGAGTAGATGTTACACCAAGTGATTCAGTAGATGTAACGGGTGCAACTGCTAACACGCCTGCAACTTTATTTGTAGGAACTGGCGGAGATGTAGAAGTGATTACTTTAGGCGGTTCTACATTAGTTCTTAAAAATATAGCAGATGGATCATTCTTACCTATCCAAGTAACAAGAGTAAAAGCAACTAATACAACTGCAACTGACATAGTTGCCTTATTCTAAATTTAGAGTTATATGTTAAATATAATTCAAAATACAATAGGTGCGTTAGCTCGTAAAGGGTTAAGTGTCATTCGCAACGGACTAAAGATGTGGCTACCTTTCGAGAAGAGTGAGATTCTTGGGGAGGA